CCTTTATTGATAGACATAGCGACAAAGCACAAAAACACGGAAATAAGTATTGTAGCTGAAAGCATACCACACTTACGAAGGGGCGCATTAAAAGATTTTGTTAAAATAATGCGTTGGAGTAACAGGTTCTTTGAAGACAAATTTAACAAATCATTATTGCGTTACGAATTTTCAAACGGTTCTTATATAGAATTTTTTAGTGCAGACGATAGCAGTAAATTAAGGGGTGCAAGACGTGATATTTTGTACATAAACGAATGTAACAACGTAACATTTGAAAGTTATAACGAATTAGCAATACGGACAAAAAAACGAATATACCTTGACTTTAACCCAGCAAACGAATTTTGGGTACATACGGAACTAAAAGACGAACCCGACACAGACTTTTTAATTTTAACGTACAAGGACAACGAAGCGTTAGATAAACGAATAGTAACGGAAATAGAAAAGAACCGCTTAAAAGCCACGACAAGCAGTTATTGGGCTAATTGGTGGCGAGTATATGGCGAAGGACTTGTTGGAATGTTAGAAGGAGTTATATTTAGTAATTGGAAACTAATTGACACCATACCGCCTGAAGCACGTTTACTTGGTTACGGTTTAGACTTCGGGTATTCAAACGACCCGACAAGCATAGTAGAAGTTTACAATTACAACGGACAAAGAATACTTAACGAAATATGTTACCAAACAAGTTTATTGAATAACGACATAGCAAAGAAACTACAAAAACACGTAATAGCATACGCAGATAGTTCAGAGCCTAAAAGCATTGAAGAAATACGCAGAACAGGTCAACAAATTAAAGGAGTAACAAAGGGCGCTGATTCAGTTAATTACGGAATACAAATAATGCAGTCACAATCTTATTTAGTTACGTCACAAAGCACAAACTTAATCAAAGAATTAAGAGCTTACTGTTGGGATGCTGATAAGTCTGGAAAAACGTTAAACAAACCACAAGGAAAAAACGACCACGCAATAGACGCTGTTAGATACCACGAAATGGAAACGTTAGGACTAAACAATACACACGGGCAATATTTTATACGATGAACGATTTAGAAGTAATGATGCAATGCGTACAGATTTACATCTACCAAAAAAAAGGTATAAAGGTTCGTATTTATTTACGTGACATTAGAGATATTAATATGCTAAAACAAGCATACGATTACATACAAAAAAACGAACACAACAAAAACACGAATAATTAATTATTAAGATATGAAGTTAGAAATAAACGTACCTACAACTTTAAGTGAAATACCATTAAAAAGCTACCAAGAATTTTTAAAAGTTCAACAAGGAAGCAATGACGAAGAATTTATAGCACAAAAAATGGTTCAAATATTCTGCGGTATAGAATTAAAGGATATTGTCAAAATGAAGCTCACAAGTTTAAACGAATTAATAACACACTTTACAAAGTTGTTTAGCGAAAAACCAAAGTTTCAACCAACGTTTAAAATAGGCACACAAGAATTTGGATTTATTACAAACCTTGAAGAAATAAGTTTTGGCGAATACGTAGACTTGGAAAACAATTTGTTAAAGTGGGAAGACTACCATAAAGCAATGGCTGTAATGTACCGACCTATTAAAATGAAGTTCAAAGATAAATATGAGATAGTTGATTACACGCCAATGGAAGAAATGCACGAGTTAATGAAGTTTACGCCAGTTGACATAGCGATTAGTTCAAGTGTTTTTTTTTGGAATTTAGGAAGCGAATTATTGACAGCTACGCTTACTTATTTGGAACGGCAGATAAAGACGAACAAGAAGACGGAAACGAGTTTAGCGAACAAGCTCAATTTGGAAAACAATGGGGTTGGTATCAATCAATTTATGCACTCGCTCAGGGAGACGTTACAAGATTTGACACAGTCACCAGCTATCGACTTACTCAATGTCTCACCTATCTTACCTTCGAAAAGCAAAAGCAAGAAATTGAACAACGCCAATTAAATAAACTAAAACGATGACAGGATATTACAACTTATTAGACAAACTAAAAACACACTTTGACGCAGACGTTATTGTTAACACGGTTACACAAGGAGACATATTTAAAGTTGATTTAAGTAAACAAACTATATTTCCTTTATTGCATATTATGGTAAACAACTGCACGTTAGACGAACGCACAACAACTTGGAATATTAGTTTAATAGCTATGGATGTTGTAGACTTATCAAAGAACGCAACTACTGATATATTTTTAGGTAACGACAACGAAATTGACGTATTAAATACACAACACGCAGTATTAAACAGGGCGTACGAAATAATAAAACACGGAAGTTTAGCATACGATTTATTTATGGTTGAAGGCACGGCTAATTTAGAACCATTTACAGAACGTTTTGAAAATTATATGGCAGGTTGGACTATGACTTTTGATGTAGTAACACCAAACGAAATGACTATTTGTTAAAATGAAACAAAGCGAAGTACAAAAAGAACTTGAAAGGTTTCGTGATTACGTTATTAAAGAAGCACGTAGTAATTTAACACGAAGTCAAAAGAACGTTTCTAAAGGACTTTATGAAAGTTTGAAAGGAAATGTTAAGGCAATGCCTAATTCGTTGAGTATAGAGTTTGAAATGAACCAATACGGACAATTTCAAGACAAAGGGGTTAAAGGCGCAAACCCAAGTTTAGTAAAAAACGGAAAACAAAAAGCTCCGAATAGTCCGTTTAGTTTTAAAAGTAAAATGCCACCTGTTGAACCGTTAAGTAAATGGGCGCAAAAAAAGAATATAAGATTTAGAAATGCAGACGGAACATTTGCAAAGGGTGGTTATAAGACTTTAGGTTTTTGGTTACAGAAAAGAATATTTGCACAAGGAATAAAACCGAGTTTATTTTTTACCAAACCATTTGAAGCTGCGTTTAAAAGATTGCCTGATGAACTTATCGAAAAGTTTGGACTTGATGCAATGAATTTATTTAAACAAACACAATTTAAAAACGAAAAAAAATAATGGCTAATATATTTGCACGTTCACCGTATTTAATTAGGATTGCAGAAACAGGGCAAAACGGTTCAAAGTTAGAATTGTTTTTAGCAAATGGTTCTTTTTTAGGAAGTCCGCAATACACGTTAAGTAAATTAATACCAGCTTCAAACAACGTGGAAACACTTTATGACATATCACCATACATTCGTGAATACATAAGATTTACAAGTTGTTCAGCAGGTGGAAACGCTGCGGCAACAAACCCAACAAACGAACGTGTAAACGTAAGGGTTAAACGTTATAAATTAGTAGGTTCAACTTATACTCTTTTAAATACAATTGATTACATAGCATTTGACGGTTATTCATATTACGAACAAGGATTTAATTTTGACAATGGAAACTATGGACTTGACGCAGGAAATTATTACTACAATCCTACTTCAGACGCAGGAAAAATACGAGTAACAACAGGCGCAAGTTTTACAGCACGTTACACAAATTTAAGCACCGCAGTAGTAACAAGTTTAGCAGTAGCAAGTTCGACATTTGATATTCCACGAGTAAGAACTGCAAACGTAAACGAAGGAAACAAAGTAGAAATTTTAAACGGAGCTTCAGCAGTACAAGCGACTTGGTATTTTTACCCACAAGAAGAATGTAAATATACACCTGTTATAATTGACTTTGTAAACAAGTATGGAGCTTGGCAAAGAGAATTCTTTTTTAAAGCAAGTAACGACAACTTTAATGTTGAAAACACGGAATACAATTTAATGCAGACTTCACAATTTCCAACAACTTTTTATAGTGGATTAGAAGGGCAAAGAAAAACATTTAATACCAACGCAAAGAAAAGTATTAAAGTTAACACAGGTTGGGTTGCTGAAAGTTGGAAGGAAGTTTTAAAACAAATAATGTTAAGTGAAAGAATACTGATTGACAACAAACCTGCAAAAATTAATAGTAAAAGCACGGAGTTGTTTAAGAGTATTAACACGAAACAAATAAATTATAGTTTAGACTTTGAGTTTGCATACGATGTTATTAATTCAGTAATATAATGAAAAGAGAAGTTGGTATTTTTATTGAAACAGATTTTGCACAAGCTGAAACAAATTTTTCACGTTTAGAGTTGTTCAATGACGAAAAAATTTCTGTAAGTTCTACTATTCAAAACATCTCGGATATAAGCAAAATATTTACAGACTATTCACAAGGTTTTACAATTCCTTGTTCACCAACTAACAATGCAATATTTCAACACTTTTACCAAAACGATGTAAACGCAACTATTAACTATCAAAACCGTTACAACGCTTTTATAGAAATAGATACGGTTTTATTTAGACGTGGTAAAATTCAGCTTGAAAAAACGAACCTAAAAAACGGAAAACCTGATAGTTATTCAGTAACATTTTACGGAGCAGGAGTAAGTTTAAAAGACTTTTTTAATGAAGACAAATTAAGCCAATTAAATTATAGTTCTTATGACCACGATTACACAAACCAAGAAGTTTATGACCGTGTTACAATAGATAGTTCAGTAGTTGATTACGATGTACGTTACCCATTAATAAGTTCTAAAAGAATTTGGCAATTTGGCGTACATCCTACAGCAAGTTTACCAATACCACAAGAAAACACGCCTGATTGGTTTGAATATGTAACAAACAACAGCAACAACATAGGCGATAATTTAGGCGAAATAGTTTACACAGAATTATTTCCTGCGGTTCGTGTTGCAAGTATTTTTGATTTAATTGAAAGTAAATACGCAATAACATTTAACGGTTTATTTTTACAAAGTGACTTATTTAAAAAAGCATTTTTACTTTACAAAAACAAGGAAAGTTACCACTACACAAACAACCCTGTAGAATTAGATTTTACTTCGTCAAGTGGCGCTTTAGCAAGTGCGTTTAACACAACAACAAATAGTTTTACAAGAATAGAATTAAACACCACAAACACGGTTGTACATCAATTAACTTTTCAAGTTGCTTCGTTAAGCGTAAGTCCAAGTGATTATTTTATTGACTTGTATCGCAATGGTGTATTTTCTCACGCAGTAGGCGGAACAACAACAGGTGTAAGTGCTTCAATAAGTGTACAACAAAACGATGTTTTAACATATAAAATAAGAAGTTACGCTGCAATAACTATTGGAATAAGTTTTACTTATTTTAGAACGGTTTTTGATTCAGGAGTAATAACAACGCAATCAGGAACAGCAGTTACAACAGCAACAACAACTTCATTTACTGATTTAGCAGGACTTGCACCAGACTTAAAAGTTAGTGACTTTATAACAGGAATATGCAAAGAGTTTAATTTAACAGTTTACTCAAACACGAAGAACGTATTTACTTTTGAACCTATACAATATTGGTATTCTAAAGGCGCAGTAGTTGACATAACAAAATACACCGACATCACAAGCATTGAAATTGAACGAATGAAACTTTACAAGTCTATTGAGTTTAAATATCAAGATAGCGAATGTATGTTAAATAAATACTTTTTAGAAAGTCCATTAAACGCAGACGCTCACGGCTACGGAAATACGAAAATAGGTTTTAACTACGACGGTGGAGAATACAAAATAGAAAGTCCATTTGAAAACTTACTACACAATAATTTTGGTAACAATTTACAAGTAGGTTATTGCCTAAACAAAGAGTTAGCGCCGTATATTCCTAAAACTGTTTTGTTGTATATGAATGAACTTGCAACTTTAACAGGTGGTGACAAAATACATTGGAACGGACAAACAGCAACAGACGTTTACGTTCCATTTGGACAAGATAGTGAAATACTATTTGAAACAGGTTTAATTCCTTTGACGTTAAATTTTGGTGAAGAAATTTCAAGTTTTTATTTAGAAAACAACCCATACACGATATACGATTTATATTACAGAGATTATTTAGTTAACCTATACAACCCAAAAAACCGATTAGTAAAAGTTAAAACAATACTTCCTGTTTCTTTACTTACACAACTTCAGTTAAACGATAGGTTAATCATTAGAGACAAACGTTATATGATTAATGAAATGCAAAGCGACTTAACTACAGGTGATGTTAACTTTACTTTAATTAGTGATTTCGCAGAAGTAAAGCCAATTAAATTAGTTAACACACCAACAGGAACAGGGAACACTTTACGTTTTGCAATCTTATTTACAAACGGAGCAACACAAGTTAGAGTTGGAAAAAGCGCAGGTGATGTTACTTTGTCAAGTGTGTTATTTACAGCAGAAGGTTATTTAGACGTAACCGTTCCAATAGCAGCGGCACGAGTAATTACAATAACATTAGACACAGATTATCTTAACGGAAACACGGAAAGAAATTACATTATAATAGAACAAAAATGATAAACAAAATAATAGAAATGCTTTTATTAAGTGATTTTTACGGAGAAAGTGAAAACATAGACATAGCAAAAGGTAAATACAAGTTTACTACTTCCATAAAAGAACAATGGAAACAAGCACAACGCAAAAGGTTAATAGAAAAAAAACTAAAGAATAATGGCTGAAAAAAAAGTAATTGAATTAGAAGTAAGTTCTAATTTAGGCAATTTAAAACAACAACTAAAAGCAGCGCAAGTTGAAGTTCAAACCTTGTCCGAAAAGTTTGGAGCAACTTCAGCACAAGCAGTTGAAGCGGCAAAGAAAGCGGCTATTTTAAAAGACAAGATAGCCGATGCAAAAGCGTTGACCGATGCGTTTAACCCAGACGCAAAGTTTAAAGCGTTGAGCGGTTCCCTTACAGGTGTTGCGGGTGGCTTTTCAGTTGTTACGGGAGCGTTAGGGGCGTTCGGAAAACAAAACGAAGACGTAGAAAAAGCGTTGTTAAAAGTTCAAAGTGCAATGGCTTTAGCTTCAGGCGCACAAGCAATTGGTGAAAGCATAGATAGTTTTAAACAACTTGGTGCGGTTATAAAAGCAAATTCAGTATTTCAAAAAATAATGACTGCGGCTCAATATGCTTACAATTTAGCAATGTCGTTAAACCCAATTGGTGCAATTATAGCGGCAACTATTGCTTTAATAGCTGTAGGTTACAAGTTGATTACAATGTTTCAAGCAAGCGCAAAAGCAAATGACGATGCTGAAAAATCAACAACACGAAACACAAAAGCTTTAAACGCACAAATAAAAGCAAGTGACAAATCAAGTGAAGCATTAAAAACAAAAAACGGACACGAATTAAATATGGCAAAAGCTACAGGTGCAAGTGCTGAAGCCATAAGAAAACTAACTTTAAAACACGCAGACGAAGCAATAGCATTAGACAAAGCAAGTTTAGCAACTGCACGAAACACTTATGAAAAAGAAAAAAACACGCTTGCTAATATGGTTGCAAACGGAGTTAGTGACGAATTAATTGAAAAGCAAAAAGAACTTGTAAAAAAAGCAAGGGAAAACGTTACTGAAGAACGCAAAGATTTAGTTAAAAGTTATGAAGAAAAAAAAGCTGTTGTAAGGAATAATGAAGTAGAAATTGCACAAGAAATTTTTGACAAAAAACAAAAGATTAAAGAAAATACAAAAACACAAGGCAAAGAATTAATTGACATAACCAAAAATATTGAAGACGAAAAACTACGTTTACAAGAAGACGGATTAAGAAAAGAACTTGATGGGTTAAAATTAAAATATGCACGAAAAAAAGAAGAAGAAGACAAACAATTAAAAGAAAAAACTTTAACGCAAAAAGATTACGATACTTTACAAAAACAAGCTGTTGAAAGTTTAGAGTTTGACAAAAAACAAATTGTAGAAAAATACGTAAATCAAGAATCGCAGTTAAAAACTGTTTCTTCAAGAAATGCAATACAAGGTTTAGTTGATAGTTCAAAAACACGATTAGAAATTGAAAAAGCAACAAGTGATAAATCAATACAAATATCAAAAGAAGAAAAAGAAAAAAAAGCCGCCATATTACAACAACAATTAACTTTAGTTAAAGATAGTTTTCAAGCTTTTGCGGATGTAGCTACTTTGTTTGCAGGTAAAAATAAGAAGGCAATGAAAACGGCTTTTATTATTCAAAAAGCATCTAACATAGCGCAAACAACAATAGACACTTATACTTCAGCAATGTCGGCTTATAAATCAGCTTTAGCAGTTCCAGTAATTGGTGTAGGTTTAGCACCAATAGCAGCAGCAGGAGCAGTAGCAGTTGGACTTTCAAATATTAGAAAAATAGCATCACAACAATTTGAAGGTGGCGGAACACCAAGCGCAGATACAGGTGGCACAGCTCCAAATATGTCAGCACCACAATTTAACGTAGTTGGACAAAGTGGCGTTAATCAACTTGCAAGTCTTAACCAACAACCAATACAAGCTTATGTAGTTTCAGGACAAGTAACTTCACAACAGGCGTTAGATAGAAACAGGTTAGCAAACGCAACTTTAGGCGGTTAGAAAATACAACAAACAAACAATAATTAAATTAATATATTATGTATAGAATAGTTGAATTAATAATTGACGAAAAAGACGAAACAAGCGGAATAGACGCAGTTTCAGTTGTGTCAAGTCCTGCAATCGAAAGCGACTTTATAGCACTAAAAAAACACGAAATAGAGTTAAAAGAAGTTGATGCTGAAAAGCGTATTTTAATGGGTGCGGCTTTAATTCCAAATAAACAAATATACAGGAAGAACGACAAGAACGAAGAATACTATATTTACTTTTCTGAAGAAACTGTACGAAAAGCAAGTGAATTGTTTTTTATGAATAGCAACCAGAACAACGCAACTTTAGAACACAAACAAAAGTTAGACGGAATGAGTGTTGTCGAAAGTTGGATAGTTGAAGGTTCACACGACAAGTCAATGAACTACGGATTTAACTTTCCTAAAGGTACTTGGGTTATTTCTATGAAAGTAAACAACGATGAAATTTGGAACAAAGTTAAGTTAGGCGAAGTAAAAGGGTTTAGTATTGAAGGTTATTTTGCAGACAAATACGAAATGAGTTTAGTAAATGAAGAACAAATTTTAATGGATAAAATCAAAGAAATTATTTTAAATGGCGAAGCAAACTAACACCAAAATTCATCTTAAAAAACCGAAAGTTAAACGTGCAGGAGTACACGCAAAAACACGAAATAGCAAATTAAAGTCAAGTAAAAATTATACTAAAACTTATACACGACAAGGACGTTAAGTTTAAAAATACAACAAATAATAAACAATTAAATTATACATATATGAACACACTACAAAACGTTTACGATAGGTTATCCGACAAAACGGAGTTAGCAAAACACGAAGTTAATTTAGGTTTATTAGACGATATAAATAAATTAAAACAACAAATAGTTTCAAATTTTAAAAGTCACGTAGCTAAACGGGATACTTGGGGTTCAGAGTCTTCAAAAATTTTACAATTAGTTAGTCAACACGAAACTAAAGGAGTTGCACTAAAAAAAGAAGTTGATTTATTTGATAAGCAAATTTTAGATTTAAGTTCACAACTTACAAAATTAAGAAACCAAGCTGCGCAATTAGGTTTAGAATTGCCCCAAGAAACAAACTTACTTGATGGTGTTCAAATTGGCGTATGGTCTAATAAATTCGTAGACACAAGAGAAATAGTTGATGAATTTAAAAATAAACTTAAATAAAAACATAAACAAAACAAAACACGAAATATGAAAACAAGCGTAATTAATCAAATCAAAACTTTACTTGGAATGGAAGTAAAATTGGAAACAATGAAGTTAATGGACGGAATAACAATTTTTGAAGCTGATGCTTTTGAAATGGACAAAGAAGTTTTTATTGTAACTGAAGACGAGCAAAAAATTCCTGTGCCGATTGGAGAATATGAATTAGAAGACGGACGTATTTTAGTAGTAGAAGTTGAAGGAATTATTTTAGAAATAAAAGAAGTTGCAACTGAAGAAGAAGTTGTTGAAGAAGCTCCAGCAGTAGAAGAAGAAGTTGAAGCACAAGCAACACCGAGCGCAAAAAAGACAATTGAAAGCGTAGTTAAAGAAACGTTCTTTGCAGAAATAGAAAAATTAACACAAGAAAATATAGAGTTAAAAGCACAATTAGAAAAGTTGTCTAAAGTTGACGAAGTTACAAACGAAGTAACCGAACTTTCAGACATCACGCCAATTTCATTTAACCCTGAAAACACGAACGAAGTTGAACATTTTCAATATGGTTCAAAGAGACCACGCACAATGATGGACTCAATATTAGAAAAAATTAACAAATAAGTATTAACAATTTAAAATTTAAAAAATGCCAAATCCGGTAACAACAGGTACAACTTACGCAGGCGAATTTGCAGGCAAGTATATCGCAGCAGCTTTATTAAGCGCACCAACATTAGAGCAAGGTGGAGTAACAATACTTCCAAACGTTGCTTACAAACAAGTAATTCAAAAAGTAGCAACAGGAACAATCGTAACAGATGCTTCTTGTGCTTTTACACCTTCAGGAACAGTAACACTTACTGAAAGCGTATTAACAACAAAAGAACTGCAAGTAAATATTGAACTTTGCAAGTCAGACCTTTTCCAAACTTGGCAAACTGCCGAAATGGGTTACAGTGGTTTTAAAACTTTACCTAAAACGTTTTCTGATTTCTTAATTGCACACGTTGCTGAAAAAGTAGCGGCTGCTACAGAGACTGCAATATGGAGCGGAACAGCAACAACAGGTTCTTATTTAGGTCTTAAAGCGAAGTTAATCGCAGGTTTAGCACCAGCAGTAGGTACACCATTAACAGGTGCATCTTTAACAAGTGCAAACGTTATTTCTGAAATGGGTAGATTAGTAGATTTAATTCCTGCGTCACTTTACGGAAACGAAGGATTAAGAATTTATGTATCTCAAAAAATTGCTAAATTGTACGTTCGTGCATTAGGTGGTTTTGGTGCTTCAGGTTTAGGAGCAAACGGAGTTAACGCACAAGGTACACAATGGTTTACAAACGGTTCACTTTCATTTGACGGTATTCCAATTTTTATGGCTAACGGACTTGGAGCAGACAATATGATTGCTACAACTGTAGATAACTTGTATTTTGGTTGCGGTTTATTAAATGACCAAAACGTAGTTAAGGTTATTGATATGGCTGACATTGACGGAAGTGCAAATGTACGTGTAGTTTTACGTTACAATGCAGGAGTTGAAATTGGTTTTGCTTCAGACGCAGTAACTTACGGAGCGTAATATTAAATAAAAAGCGGGACGTAAAAATTCCGCTTTATTTTATTCATAATTTAAAAACAAAACAAAATGGCTTGTGCATTAATAACACACGGACGAGTAGAAGACTGTACGACAGGAATAGGTGGATTAAAAGCCATTTATGTAATCAATAACGGTCTTATAACAGGAGTAACTTATGGTTCAGCTGATTTAACAGACCAAATAACAGCAATAGCATTAACTCCACCAACATCACCTGTTTATAAATTTGATTTAAAAGGTGCTAATACATTTGAGCAAACAATAACAAGTTCAAGAGAAAACGGAACAACTTTTGTAGAACAAACTTTAACTTTTACATTAAAAGGCTTAGATGCAGTTACAACAAAACAAATGAAACTTCTTGCTTTTGGAAGACCAAATATAATAGTACAAACTAATTCAAATAAATTCTTTTTAGCCGGACTTGCTAACGGTATGGATGTAACAACAGGCGTACTTACAAACGGGACTGCCTTTGGTGATTTTAACGGATATACAATGACACTTGTAGGAATGGAAGAAATTCCTGCAAATCACATAAATATTGGAGCACCTTATGGAAATACGCAAATTGCGTCAGTAGTAGGACCTGCTTGTGTGATTACAAATGTTTAACAATTAAAAAAATTATTTTTAAAGCCGTTCGTAAGTTCGGCTTTTTTTTTGTCTTAAAAAAAGAACAAAAACACGAATATTTAATTATACTAATATGATAGTATTAACACCTTCAGGAAGTCCACAAACATTTAGTTTTATTCCACGTGACAATACGTTTAACGTTATGGAACTTACAGACGAACAAACAAACGTAACAACGCCTGTAGCGATTACTTCAAGAACTGTTGGAGACTACATTTATACAATAACAGCAACTTACGCTTTAATAGAAGGACACACCTATACATTAGTTTTAAAATACGGAACTAACATAATTTACAAGGATAGAATATTTTGCACCGCACAACCATTAGTTACATTTTCGGTTAACAATAACCAATATGTTTCTAATTCAACAACTAACGATTTTATAGTTTATGAGTAATATACACGTACTTAATTTGTCGGCTTATACGTCACCTGTTATTTCGGAAACTAACCGAGAAAATTGGGTTGACTTTTTAACTGAAGACGGCGACCAATACTTTCAATTCTTAATTGAGAGATATAGCAATTCAACAACGAATAACGCTATTATAAACAACGTAGCACGATTAATTTACGGAAAAGGTTTAAGTGCATTGGACGCTAATAAAAAGCCGAATGAGTACGCGCAAATGATGTCTTTATTTCACAAAGAAGACGTACGTAAAATGGTTCTGGATAGAAAAATGTTCGGGCAATTTGCTATTCAGGTTCACTACAACGACAAACACGACAAAATACTAAAAGCATATCATATTCCTGTTAATCTTTTACGAGCTGAAAAATGCGATAAAGACGGACAAATAACAGGTTACTACTATTCGGACAATTGGGACGATACAAAGAAGTTCGCACCAATTAGATTTAGTGCTTTTGGATATAGCAAAGAAAAAATAGAAATTTTATTTAGTAAGCCTTACTCAGTCGGAATGAAATATTACGCATATCCTGACTATCAAGGTGCTGTTCCTTATACACTTTTAGAAGAAGAAATTGCAGACTACTTAATTAACGAAGTACAAAACGGATTTAGCGGAACTAAAGTTGTAAATTTTAACAACGGTATTCCAACGGATGAACAGCAAAGTATTATTTCAAACAAAGTATTAAGCAAATTAACAGGTTCACGTGGACAAAAAGTAATTGTAGCATTTAACAACAACGCAGAAAGTAAAACAACGGTTGAAGACATACCTTTAAATGATGCTCCAGAACACTACACATATTTAAGCGAAGAATGTTTACGCAAAATAATGTTAGGTCATAACATAACATCACCTTTACTTTTTGGAGTTGCTTCAACAAATGGCTTTTCAAGTAACGCAGAAGAACTTAAAAATTCAAGCATACTTTTTGACAATATGGTTATAAGACCGTTTCAAGAAGAACTATTAGACGCATTTGATAGTATATTAGCGTTTAACGGAGTTGCTTTAAAGTTATTTTTTAAGACTTTACAACCTTTAGAGTTTACGGATTTAGAAAACACGCAAAACGCAGAACAAGTAGCTGAAGAAACAGGAACAGAATTAAGCGCACACACAAACCCGTTAATTGATTTAGGCGAAGAACCGCAAGACAATTGGTTATTAATAGACGAAAAACAAGTTGACTACGATACGGACGATGAAGAAAACGAGTTGTTAAGCAAAGAACCAAAACAAAGTTTATTAAACAAAATTGTAAACTTGGTTAGTACGGGTTCAGCGTTTCCGAATAGCAAAAGTCAACAAGACGAACTAATAGACGGAGTTAAATTTTTTACGCGTTATAAATACGTAGGCGAAATAACTAAAAATAGACGAGCATTTTGTACACAAATGATATTAGCAAACAAGATTTACAGAAAAGAAGACATTTTAAGAATGGAAACACAAGTTGTTAACGCAGGTTGGGGACCAAAAGGCGCAGACTACTATTCAATTTGGTTATACAAAGGCGGTGGAAATTGTCATCACCGTTGGAACAAGCAAGTATATGCAAGTTTTGAAGGAACTAACATTGATATAAACAGTCCACGAGCGCGACAAATTGCAGGGCAAAAGGCAGAAAAATACGGATATGTAATTAACAACCCAAAGTTAGTAAGTACACGTCCAATTGATATGCCGAACAAAGGTTTTTTACCTAAAAATAAAAAAGAGAATTAATGGCAGACGCACTTTTAGTCACACGACAAGACCTTGTAAAATTCACTTCGTTAAACGGAAACGTTGACACGGACAATTTTATACAATACATTAAAATTGCACAAGATACAGACTTGCAAAATTTCACAGGTACGAAGCTATTAGACAAGATAAAAGCGGACATAGTAGCAAATACTTTAACAGGCAATTATTTAACGCTTACGACTACTTATTTAAAGCCGATGTTAATTCATTTAGCAATGAAATACTATTTGCCGTTTGCAGCTTACACGATTTCAAACAAAGGAGTTTACAAACACAATTCCGAAAATTCAACAAGCGTAGAAAAAAACGAAATAGACTTTTTAATTGAAAAGGAAACACAAATAGCACAACACTACACACAACGTTTTATTGACTACATAAGCAACAACACAAGTTTGTTTCCTGAATACAACACAAATTCAACAAGTGATATGTTTCCGGACACAAACAATAATTACACTGGATGGTACATTTAAGAACATACAAACCAAAGGAAGTTAATATTGTAAAGTTAAAGACTTACCTAAATACTATAAAAAATGGCAAGTAATTGGGGTTCTTTACCTTCGAGAACAAGTCCTAAAGGCGGTCAACGTGGTTGCCTATGTAAAGACGGAAAAAGCTATTCAATAAAGTGTTGTAACGGAAGTTTAAGCGCACAAGGAATAGGTAACATAACAGGAACTGCTGCAATTATCACAGTAAGCGCATACAGGGTAACTGAAATAAGCGACCAAAGAATAACAGAAAACAATGACAAAAGAGTAACACAATAAAAAATATAAAATGGCAGATTTAAAAATTAGTCAATTAACCGCAAAAGGTTCAGCAATAGCAGCTACCGATTTATTAGAAATTAGTGAAAGCGATGGAGCAGGTGGCTATGTAACAAAGTCGGTAACAGGTGCAAATATTATAGGTTCAAAGCAAGACACTTTAATAAGTGGCACAAACATAAAAACGATAAATAGTAATTCGATTTTAGGAAGTGGAAATTTGGTAATAGGGGGTGTATCTTCAGTTTCAGCAACAACACCTGTAGTCGCTACAGGAACGACAACACCTGTTATTAGTTTAGCTTCAAATTATGGAGATACTCAAAATCCTTACGCGTCAAAGACTGCAAATAATATTTTAGCCGCACCAAACGGAACGGCAGGAGTACCTACATTTAGGGCTATTGTAAGCGCAGATATTCCTACACTTAACCAAAACACAACAGGAACGGCAAGTAACGTCACAGGAATTGTAGCAGTAGCAAATGGTGGTACAGGCACAGCCACTCCAAGTTTGGTAGCAGGAACGAACATAAGTATTACAGGGACTTTCCCTAATCAAACAATAACCGCTTCGGGTTCAGCAGGAGCAGTTACACAAATTGTTGCAGGAACAAACGTTACAATATCTCCTGCAGGTGGTACAGGAGTAGTTACAATAAACGCAAGTGGTGGCGGTGGTGGTAGTACAGGTGGAGGAATCCATATGCTTACTTACCCAATATCAACATGGTTATATGCAGCTCAAGCATATAATACTAATTTTAGTACTACTTTTTTAAATAATGCAGTGGATACAATGATGTTATCATTATTTTATCCTGCAACTACATTTACAATATCTGAATTATCAATTAATGTTACAACTGCTGCAAGTTCTGCAAGTAATGTAAAGATATTAGTTTACTCAGATGATGGGTTTGGATATCCAAGAGCAAAGTTAATTGAATCATCAGCATTAAGTATGACAACTACGGGTGCAAAAGTATTTCTTACATCTTATACATTTACAGCAGGTACAAAATATTGGATGGGCGTAATAATTGATGTATCAGCAGGTGCCGTTGTTACAGCTTTAGGTAGTAACGTATTATATACACGACACTTTAACTATAATATTACGCAAACCGGTATATCTATCCCATTTACTCCATTTGCAACTCCACCAGCATTAAATACAACTGCAACTACAGGTAGTAACTTTCAATCTGCTGCTGTATTTTTAAAAATATAAATTATATAAACTATAACAATGGCACAATTAAGACAAGAATTTTACAATGAAACAGGACTTGTAAAAGTCGAGTTTATTGAAGTAGAAGAACCTACACAAGAAGAACTAATTGCTCAAAAAGAAACACAGCTCTTAGCCTTGTATGAAGAGTTGAAAGCACTTAAAGGAGAATAGATGAAAAGTAATATTTTTGCAGTTCTTTATTTTATTGCGGGTTTTTCAACATCGTTTTCTTTGATTTGTCAAGGCACAGAACCCTACATTAATTTGGCAGGGGTGACATTATTTTTTTATTTAACTTTTAGCTTAACAGAAGCACTTGAAGATTTAGGATTATGAGACTGCAATTATATTTATTACTTTACACAATTAAAAATTCCGCATTGAAACTTATAACAATTTGCTTTTCGTTTTTTTTACCTATTAGCGGAATACTTGGACTTTTATTTGCGTTGATATTGTCGGACACGGCAACAGGAATTTGGAAGGCTAAACACCAAAAACAAGAAATAACATCACGCAAACTTTCGGCAATAGTTTCTAAACTTTTACTTTACGAGTTGACGGTTATACTTTTTTACCTTATAGACTATTTTATTCTTAACCAAATAATTTTACAATTCTTTTCAGTTCCTTTAATGCTTACAAAAGTTTTAGCGTTGGTTCTGGCAAGTATTGAAGTTATGAGTATAAACGAAAATTACAAAGTTGTTAAAGGAATAGATTTATGGCAGTCGGCAAAGTTATTGTTTGCAAGAGCAAAAGAAGTTAAAGACAACATTAATAAGTTAAAATGAATTTATCTAAACACGTTACGTTAGCAGAATTTCAAGATTCATCAACTGCAACCACACACGGAATAAATAATAAAATGAACGAGTCGCAAATTGCGTCCGCAAAACTTTTGTGTGAAAACGTGTTTGAACCGTTAAGAAGTTACCTAAACAGACCGATAGAAATTAGTTCGGGTTTTCGTAGTTTACAGGTTAATAAAATGATAGGCGGTTCTAAAACTTCACAACATACAAAAGGCGAAGCAATGGACTTACAAATTGGCGCTAAAGGGTTTAATTTTATAAAAGACAAATTAGACTTTGACCAACTAATTTGGGAGTTTGGAAACGATGAAAATCCTTCGTGGGTTCACGTAAGTTATAGTTCTAAAAATCGTAAACAAGTATTAAAAGCAACCAAAAAAAATGGGAAAACTATTTATTCTAATTATTAGCATTTTTCTTTATTCGTGTTCGGCTCAATACCATTTGAACAAAGCAATAAAAAAAGGTTACGTTTGTGAAGACACTTTACAAATGGACACAATAAGAATAGCAACTATTGATAGCGTTCCGGTAATTGTAAACAACGAAATAATTTACGAAAAATTTATTACTCAAAAAGATACAATAGTTAAATGGAAAACTAAAAATGTTTACGTTCCAAAAACACGAATAGAATTAAAACGTGAATACAAAATAAAAATAAAAACTATCTACAAAGACAAGGTAGTTGAAAAAGCACAAGCAAAAGCTGAAGGTAAAAAAAACCGACCAAAAGGAAACCTTAACTTACTTTTTGTAGGTGTTGGAATAGGTTTACTACTTTCTTGGCTTTGGAAAAACGGAATTAAATCTGTAATCTAAATTTTTATGAAAAACAATAGCGCACGGTTTCGTCTTAAAC